CGTTGAGTTTAATTTTTCTACAATTGCATCAAGGTCTCTTACTTGAGCCTCAGCTACTTGTAGGTTATATTCTTGTTCTGGTCTAGTTATTACTTGTACAATTTTAGCCATTATCTACGTCCATCTGGTTGTATATCTAACCTAAAAGTTCCTAATTTCCAACTTTGATTAGTTGTTGTGTTTGCTACCTTTAATGCAACAGCTCTAGCTCTTGCACGTGTATCTACCTTTTTAGTAGAGGATGAAACTGTAAATGGTCCAAGTGCCGAGCTTGCTTGTGTATCATTTGGAAAATCTCTTAATAAAAATGTAATTTGTGTATTACCTGTTTGAGATATAAAGTCAGGTATAAATCTTCTAATCTTCATTAAAAATTCACCGTCTCCTCTAGTATCAGCCATACCTGTAGATTGACCTGTCATACTTCTTCTTTGACTTATATCAAAATCTCCTGATTCAATGCTTGCAACAATTGCTGTAGTTGCACCACCTTGAACTTGATCTGTCCCTGTTTCGTGTTGATAGTATATTGTTCTACCTTCTGTATTACCTACAACATCAAAAGACGTATCTGTTCCTGCTTCATAAGATAAAGCATGTGGATTACCAAATACTGCAGAATCTTCCCACATAGTTCTAGCTAATGAACCAACAGTCCATACAGGTCTTTGTGGTGATGAATCAAAATAATTATAAGTAACTTGTCTATTAACGACTGATGATCCTGTTGTTGGATAGAACCACATAACTTCACCAAACAAGTTGTTTAATCCAGCAGATACCATCTGATTACCAGATTCTAAATTTATATTATCAAATACAAAATCTTCTACTAAACAAGGTAATGATTCTAATCTACCTGCATATCTAAAGAAACCATTCTCTGACATCCAGTAAGCAGCACCATCAACTTCTACGCATGCATTCTGTCCTGCAAGTCCACAGTTAGTTCCAACCTGTGCAAATGCAAAGGTAAAGGGTTGACCAACAAAACGTTGAGTAAATAATGCTGTATCAGTCCAAACATAGATTGCATCCCTACCTCTTATTGCTCCTCTGATCTGTGATCCGTCGGCCAGTCTTTGTGTACCAGCTGTATTGGTTGCTGTAGGTGTGTATGTGTTTATATCTTCTTGATCTGAAAATCTTACAAACATGTCATCTTGTGTAGATGTATCACCTATTGTTGTTTCTGTTCCAAAGAATACTAAGTGTCTATCCGGTGTTGATACTAACATGTGACGTGATGCAGTTGGTGCACCAGATATAATACTTGCTCTAATTGTTTCTGCATTTGTTGCAGCAGAGTTCCATTCAAATACCGCACTGTCATGAATAAGACAAATTGCTTTGTCACCAAAATTATCTAAGGACCACATACCAGGTTCAAGAACTAAGTCACCTGATGCAGCCTCTCCCCATGCTACAAAGTTTGTTGTGCTGGTAACTGTTGCTCCACCACTATGAGCTGCAGCAGTTGTTCCTCTAACTTCTCTTGTTACACCTGTAAGTTCATTACCAGATATACCTGTGTATGAAATTTCTTCGTTATCTATTTTTATAAAGTTTGTACCTGCATCTGGAAACTGAGATACATCATTTAATATAATTCCTGTTGTTACAGCATCATTAATACCATTTGTTAATGTAGTTGTAGGTTCACCTGCTACTTCACCACCCCATGATCCAAGTGACCAACCAAAACCTTGAGCTTGTACAGCTGGTCCTACTGGATAATAATGTTGTACTCTAATACCACCCGATGTTGTTGCACCAGATCCAGACTCATTGCCTGGCATTGTAATTGTAATAGTTGTACTTGTAGGTACAGTTGTTACCATAAATTTTTTATCGTCAAAATCAGCTGCTGTATAATTAGAATTAGTAATAGTAGTAAAATTATCTAATAAAATTATATCTTGTGCACTTATATTATGTGGAGAACTAAATGTTATTGTAACAGTTGGTGATCCATTAGTTGTGCTAAATGCATTAGAAAGAGTTGTTGTAGATTTAATAGGATGTATGTCATAAAACACACCACCTGAGTATGCATATAAAATTCTGTTTGTACCAATAATTGCGTATTTTCTAGCTTTACTATTTACAAAATGATGAAGTCCACGTCCTGCACCAGTAAGAGCATCATCACCTAATTGTTTCCAACCACCTATTTTTTCAGGTGTGCCATACCTAAATCTTACATTATCGCAGTCAGTCCATTGACCTTCTGCTCCAGTGGGTGTGATTTGTTTATTTATACCAGGTTGAAACCCTATTTTTTGTAGCATATAAAATTCCTGTTTATTAGGTATTATAGCAAATTGTGTGTGATTTCAATATGTTTAAAGCAAGGGGAATCTGTGGTGGATCATCCCCTCGCAAGCCTAATGTATAGACTATTTTTTAGATTTTGTCAACTTAACACCTTTAAACCAAGCAGGTGTGCCTAGTAAAGGACGTTTGTCTAAGTAATTTTCTTTAGCTGTTTTAGAACTAGCTTTATTATAATGTAAAAATACTTGTCCACAATTTTTACCTTTAAATTCTTCTCTCCAATGTTCAAGATCACAACCAGAATATATTAGCATATCTCCAGGGTTGAGGTCGACTTTAATACCAGCCTGACCTGTTTTACCTGTTGGATCTAAATAAATTGACCAAGGGTCACCACCTAGGTTTAATGTAGTAGAAATTTCACATGAATATCTATCTTTATGTCTAGCTAGTACATCACCTTGTTTATAAATTCTTGCATAAGAATAAGTAGGACTTAACTTAATACCAGTGTGTTTTTCCATAACTGGTTTTACCTCAGTTAATAAAGTTTCCATTGCTATGTCACTGTAGTGTGAATAAGTATTAGGCACTTGATTATCATTCCATACACCAAAATATTCTGTAAATGGTGAAATATATTTTTGATTAAATAAAAACTTTGCAACCTCTCTTTTGTTTAAAAAATATTTATAAACAAACTCTGCAATTTCAGGTGAGATAGCTTTTTTTAATATAGTATATTTATTTTTTTTGAATGACATTTTTTATCCTTTTTAATTTTTGTTGCATATCTTTTAAAAACATTCTAACAAAATCATCAGATTTTTTATTTTTAGTATCACAATTTAAGATAGTGTTTATAAAAGACTTTTTAAAATTTTTATTAAACATTAGTGTTTAATACTCCTTTTGGTATTGCTTGGCAGTTCCAATGTATAAATCTAAATGGGTTATAACCCATATCTACAATGTACTGATGGGGTAAATATGATGGAAAAAACATCATTCTACCTGGTTTAACTTGATAATTTATTACTGACGATGCATAAGTTACTTTTGTTTTATCTTTTTCTGGTAATAGATTCATAACATTACCTGGTCTTGGATCTTCAAACATAGGTAATGATGTAGATTCATCTGCTTTTAAAAAGTAAAAACCTGATATGTGACCATTCCAATGTGTGTGTAATGTGTGGTGTCCACCACCTTTTTTAGCAAACTCTTGTACCCATAATTCTGTAATAAATAACCTATGATTAGACATATCAAAACCCATCTCATTCAATAAGTTATGTGATGTTGCACCTATATAATCTTGTAATTGTTTAAAGTTAGGATCACCAATTAGTGTTGTTGAATGAAATACATGACCCATGTCTCCTTTATCACCAAACTTTTTATTACGTTTGTCGATAGCTGGTTTTAATGTTTTCTTTGATGCTTCAATATATTTGTCTGATGCTTTATTTAAACTATCTACAAACTTAGGTTCATCTGCACTCCATATAGGTGAAGCAAAATATTGATTTAATTGTAATTGTTTGGGATAACCTACAACTTCTTTTTTTACTTTTTGTTTTCTAGCTTTAGCTTTTTTCTTTTTCATATTTCTCCTTTATTGAAATGGGTATCCTAAATTCCATATTACTAAACTGTTTCTTTCCCCACTTTTAACTGGACATACTCTATGCCATACAAATGAAGGAAACACAACCAATGATCCTTTAGGTAATATTTCTGTGCATTTTTTAATGTTAGGTTTTTTATCTGGATCCATGTTTCTAAAATCAAATTCTAACTCACCACCTTTATAATCTTTAGGATCAGATAAAGTAACGGTTACAGATAATTTTCTAATCTTACCATGTGATGGATCACCTTGTTGTCGTTGATAAGGTTGATCCCAACTATCACAATGCCAATCATAGTATTGACCTTTTTTATATTTTGTAAATTGACAAGACTCACTAAAGTCCCAATTAAAATTCCAACCAGCACTAGCGTTTGCTTGATGCACATAAGGTTGTATTTCTTTATAAACCCATCTATCATTCATCCAAACAATGTCTGAGTTTCTTTTTGTTTTTAAATCTTTAACTTGTTTTGAATTTAATTTTTTAGAATCACCATAACCACCAGTCACTGCCATTTGATCTTGCATTTGATGACCATACTTTACAATGTCATCACAGATACGTTCTGGAATTGCTGATTTAAAATACCAGTAATAATTTGTTATATACATATATCTTTATATACTTATATATAATTTTATATACGCTTACCATTTAATAGGTAGGTGATAGCTTATCTAACTTATTATGCTTATCTCTCCTATACTATCCAACAATCTAATATATCAATATGTGGTCTCAGTCTTCCATGCAGTTAGATACCATCCATTTAATTGGCCAATATGTCAACAAGCGTATAGGTAGGTAGGTCTTTTATGGATATTTGCGCGTGACCCATTCGGGTCGGAGAGGAAAACACCCCCCACCCTCACTCTTTCACTACCACAACCGCTCCATTCTCTCTAAAGGCACAATTGTATTCGGCAGCTATATATTCGGCCTCATCTTTTGACAAGGCCTTATCTATTACTTCATCCTTATATACTATCTTATACATTCTGGAAAAGATTTAATTGATTACTCTTTTGAACAAGCTTATATGCCGACATCACTTTAGTAGTTGGCTTAAACCTATTAGCACTCCAATCATACACCTCACCATCTTTTACAGTTAAAGCATGCTTGGCAATCATCACAAGATAAGTTCCAGTTGGATGAGAGCTAATAAAAGACTTTAACGTCTTCTTTCTAAAAACTATCTCACCATACAACTTATATCTATTACAGATATCTCCTTTACCTAATACAGTAACATCAAAATGCTTATCACCAATCTGTAATCCTTTCTCTTCTGCATTTAGCAT